CGCTTGCAAAACTTGCCCCTGTCGTAATAGCTGGAACATCGTCGATTTCTGCATTGCGCCGCACCCGGCGTTAAACGTGATAGACGTTACTGCCGAAAACGTGTTGTCGCTGAGTTTGCGCCCATTACCGTATGAGTTAACACAGCGTTCAGCCTCCAGGATGTTTCTTTCCCAGTCAGCGGCAATCTGCACATCACTCTTTCGCACGCCAGCTTTTACACCGTGGGTATTGCCAACCCCATCAGTGAGTTTTGCAGCCGGACAAATATACGGATCACGGCGACATCCTTCCGCATTACCGATTAACTCCAGACCTCGCTCATTCGTGCGGACGTTACCGTTGCCCAGAACGATAGCGATAATCGCCGCTACAGAACAAAGAGCGCCAACGGCTCCACTTTTTTTTGCCAGTTGAGCCATTATTCACCTGCCTTTGTTAGAGCATCAGCGACGACGCTGACCGCTGCCGGACGCTCAGATTTTGGTTTATCACTAACGCCATCGAGATAATCGCGAATCATCTTCGTGCGTTTCTCATCCTCTTTTCTGCGTCGGCGCGCATCAAGACGGCCATTGACGTAAGACACCAGCGAGATAATCAGGCCAACCGCCCCGAAGAACATGTAAACCATGTCCTGAGTTGTGAAGCCCAATGCTGCGGCAAGAGTTCCCAACCACGCAAAGAACTGCGTGAATATGTTCCCTGAGTGATCGTTCATTTTCATGGTCTCTCACCTCGCGGTGTGCGGGTGCTGTGTGTGGAGGTCAGGCTCTCGGTATGAATTTAACGATGAAGCTCATCGGTGAGGGTTACCGGAGCCTGAAATAAGAAAAGGCCGCCTAATGGCAGCCCAAATAGAAAAGCCCCACGGAGTTAACCGCAGGGCTTGAAATTTATTTACTGCCAGTGCGTACAACATTGGCACGATATCAGATTTACACGAAATATATGCCATTTAGTTCATTTCTGCAATACCTTGCTGCGAATTAGCAGCTTTTTGTTGTGAACGTGATCGCGAAACATGGAGCAGGGATTGTGAGTCAAGGCTCTTATACAGACGCGTCATAGCGTCATAATGCTCCACGTAGTTCTGTGACCAGTTTGTTTTGTTAACGCCCACCAGCGCAGCGAGATCACCATACTGATACACATCGCGCCAGGACAATTCGGCCTTCACATCCTGCGCCGCCAGCCAAATCAATTGACGCAACCGTTCGATGGTCTTTTTCGCGAGCCGCTTTCCGGCAAGCGATTGCTGAAACTCACTCCACGCCCATTGGGTTATCGTGACCTGATGCTCCCAAACGATGTTCCCGCTGTAACTCCACAGCAACCAAGCTTTCTGATGTTCATCGAGTGACAACAGCGCGCGGCGCCAGGACGCTGTCACAAATTCAATCGGCTGCACCAGCGGGATATGAGAACCTTTTGCGTGCGACTGTTTACCGGGGATCGGCGGATTATCCAGCGTAATCATTTTCCCGGTAACCTCATCCAGCACCCGGAGCTTTTTTCGCTTGAACGTGTTCGTGTCGAACTGAGCATTCTCCAGCCAGGCCATTAACTGCCCTTTGGTTGCACCACTAAAATCTGCAGTGGCCGCCATCAGCTGCTGTCGAACGTATTCCAAATATTGCTGTGTCACACGCCCTCCAATTCAGTGATTGTTAATTCGAGTTTCCCGCCTTTAACGACCGGCATTCTCTTCACGCTGTAGTAATCAACCTGCTGGTCGTCGAGCCAGAAACCAGATTTCGTCAGCGCGTCGAAAACGGCTTTTTGCAGGTTATCCAGATCCCGGCGGCGACGGTCCGGCATATGGCATTCGATGCGAATTTTCACGGGTGTTGCCAGGCCGATATCCAGCATCGCGTCTTTGATAATTCTGGCGACACTGTCACGGAACGCCTGCCCTTCTGAGCTGATGTGCGTGCGCCCGCGGTTATGCCGGTAGTAGCGGTTGTTGCTCGGTGGCCACGGAAGAGTAATTCGATATTCGTTCATGATTTAATCAGCCCCGCGTTCAGCCAGATGACCTGCGTGCGGGCCATGCCTTCCAGCGCGCACTCCTTTGCATAATTTGCATCCACATGATGGGTGCGGCGGTCGATTTCATCGTGACAAGCAGAACACGCGATAGCAGCGATAAGGTCAGGCGGTTTGATGCCCGTGCCGCACAGACCAGCCAGTCGAATATGCGCCAGCACCGATGTTTCAGGGTTGCCATTGCAGACGCCGGGAATTCGAACCTGACAATCACGACCACGAGCCTCTTTGCGTAAATTTGCCATGCTCACCCCCACGCCTTGCTTTGCCATACCCGGCTCGGGCGAGGCGCGTTATCGCCTTCCGGCAATTGCGCGCTGACGGTCCAGGTGATGTTGTCGCGATTCAGGCTGCGCTCTGTCTTTACACCGCGCGCCCGGTATTCGGTGGTGCATTCGTGATGGTGGAACCAGGAAAATTTCATCGCCATCACCCCGCAAAGCTCATCAGCTGGGCGGCGGCGTTTTCTGCCTCTTCACAACTGCGAAATGATCGGGAGAGTATCCATCGCCACAGAACATCGAGCGCGGCTTTGTACAGCTGCTGGAACTCAGTTTCATCCATATTTGCGAATGAGATACTGCGGGGATGTTTGCGGAGGGTGCCGTCAGGCAGCTGAATGGCGTCGTAATGGCCGGACTCAATAGTGACCCATGCACGATATGCATCGAATGACTTACAGGCGCAGATGCTACCAGTACGCTTATCGGCGATGCGGTCCAGATATTGCTCAGCAGCATCCAGGAGTGCTGCTTCACTTCCCGCGAATGAGGCAAGGAACTTGGCATAGCCGGTTACCAGCTTGCGTTCGTTGGAGGAGATTGCCCCGCCGGTGGGTTCCCAGTATTCGAAACCGAGATTGAGTAACGCGAAGAAACGACGGTGAAAGGCCGGGTTGCGTACCTGCCGGAACTCAGCCACCAGTACGGAGCCGAGTTTGATTTTTGATTGCAGTAAATCACTGGTCTCCGGCGTAGCGGGGATCAGGATTCCTGAGGAATGCTTGATGAGTTGTAGTTCGTGCGCCATGGTTTCTCTCCGTGGCGCAGTAGGTTACGGTTGTTCAGACCGTTGATTTCATATTATCAGAAGGTGGGGTTACCCGGTAGCCGAGACGGTGAATAAACTGCATAAAACCATTAGGAGTAAAGACCTCTTCATCATCCAGCAAAGGCCGCATAGAAACCATGCCATTGACGCGATAAATTAGATGCCTGCCCGATGAAGGAAAGCTAAACACCACGCAGCCGTCAGACCTTCTTACAATGTCATACCAGTTGTCTTCTGACGTTTGCAAAGCTGAATCACTCACATTTATGTTCTCCCTTCGAGCGACTAACAGACGCGATTAAAGATTGTCGGCAGCAGCATCAGAGGGTTACGCAAATTGCGGTATTCTGAAAAATGCGCGCCAGCCTTAAGCGCAATTCTAATAAAACCAGTCGTCAGCGCTTTCCCAGGTATCCTGGAGGATTGATTCAATTTTCTTTTTATCGTCCTTGTCACCACCAAAAACACTTAACCCATCGGCCCCGGCACGGCGGATTGTGAGCCTGCAATTGTCATAGTGATCATTCAGGCGCTTAAGCAGTTCTTTCTCCAGTGCTGGTACTGCGCCTTTAGGAAGTTCTTTCATGCGATCAATGGTTAATTCAACTTTCATAATGGCCCCCATTGCATTTACTGTGTTTTTATACAGTATACCTATGCGCGGAAATGATCAACGCTTTAAGAGCACAAATTGTTAATTTTCTGTCAGTAGTAAAAAAAGAAAACCCGCCGTAGCGGGTTGAATTAGCGATGTTTTATTACGCCGCTATTTGTTTCTGCTGACAAAGCTCCTGTAGGTTAGCCCTAACCAGCGCCTCAGCGAGCTGATGATTGGACAGCATTAACGCAATGGGTAATAGAAACCACAGAATGCACGAAATGGCGGTGGTATTCGCCATCTGTGACAGGTTGAATATTGCTCGAATTGTATTGTTTGCACTTTAACGTTTCTGTTGTAGTGCCGGATGCATGCCACCGTATGTTCAGGACGATGGCATGCATATTATGGATTACGATTTATCCATTCCCAGGGGATTAGGGTGAATTCCACTTACATGCCAGAACGCATGCTCTCTATTCAACTGATTTCCCTTTGGTATCAGGAAGCCATACGTCCCAGATTTAAAAGTGGCATGAGCGCAGATTAGACTTTCTCCTTCAAAGCTATACTCAGTCCCTTCAGGGATTAGAGAGTCAGTCTTGATCAGGTGAACAGTTCCGTTGATAGGGATCATGTAATGGTGCATTTTAGGCTCCTCGTGTTGTGAAGAGCCTAATTATATCAGGTTTGAATCTACGTCATTGAAGTAGCAGGATTTGTTACACCATGTTCTGAAACTCGGACATTAAGCTGCGATCTCTTTCTGCTGACAAAGCTCCGGTAAATTAGCCCTCACCAGTGCCTCGGCGAATGGCGGCGGAACTGCGTTGCCACAACGCGCAACCTGCTTGTCCTTCGCGTACTTCTGCCCCCGATAGTCCTGATCGATGATGTACCACTCCGGGAAGCCCTGCCAGTTTGGCGTTGTTCAACCCTGGGTTGTTGCGCAGGGCTGCCAGCACCTGCTCACGGATTGTTATGTTCATGTCACACCATCCCGTTCGACTTGTTGCGGTTGTACTTGGCCAGCAGCAGCTGGATCGGCGTCGGCCCTTGCTCGGCAGCTGGTGCGGCAATAGCCCGGCGTACCGGCGGCACTGGCTTACCCTCGGTGACGCGCCTTTCCCACATGTCCAGCAGATCGCCTGCCTCGCGTGCCAGTTCACCATGCGTTAACTGGCGCTCGGTGCTGCGGTGGCGCAATTCTACGCAAATGTGGTACATGACCGGCTGCGACCATGGAAATTGCTCGCTGGAGATGAATTCGAACGAGCGGTTACGCCAGTCCCAGTATTCGGCGATCACCTGGTCAACGTTGACGCCCAGCGCGCCGCCGCTCTGCTTGCACCAGGCGACGAACTGGCCCGGCGACGGCAGGAATGGGCGCTCCTGGCGGCGGGCAATGCGCATGCCGGCATCGACCTGAGCCATGGTGTGGATCCCGTTCTCCTGAAACGCCAGCAGCCACTGACGGCGGAATTCGTTCAGGTCTTCCTGGGTGCGGAAGTTCGCCATGCTGGCCGGGAACGCGGCGCGCAGCTCGTTGAACAGCTTGTTGAATACCTGCGCCACCTGCTCGACCGGCGCGCACTCCTGGTACTGCTCTGGCAGGTTATGGGCCATGCGGCTCATCTGC